AATATCTTTACAAATTGGAGAAATAATTTATGAGTAAATTAACACTTGAATTGACACTTGATGAAGTCAACGTTGTTCTTGCAGGTCTTGGCGAATTGCCAGCAAAGGCTTCTATCGGAGTCATTGAAAAAGTTCGCATGCAAGTAATTCCTCAGGTTCAGCAACAGCCACCTGCAATGCCTAACGTCTCTGTTGAGGAAGTTCCGTCAGCCTAAACATATAATATATTATGAAAGTTACAATATTGCCCCAATACTTGGGCGGTGATTTGATCAATAAAATAGTAGAGACTGCTGAAAACAACTCATATGTTCCTGGGTTGGTAATAGATTCTAACGAAACTCTAAAGTACAACTTTAGCGACAATAGAATCTGCGATTTAGCCAGTATAGACATAACAACAAATACTTGGCTTTGCAACATGCTTATGCATATTGCAAATATGAGCAATGTTTCTTACGGATTTGATCTTTTATACCCAAAAGAAGCCACAGTTACTCGATATAAAGAAGGCGGACATTACATTTGGCATCATGATATTGATTGGCGATTACATCCTTGCCAAAGAAAGTTATCTATTAGCGTTCAATTGACTGACTCAGCCGACTATGAAGGTGGAGATTTAGAATTCAAGGATGCGCCAGACATAGATAAACAGATGATTAGACAAAAAGGAACTGTTATTGTGTTTCCCTCTTACCTAGTGCATCGAGTCACACCAGTAACCAAAGGCGAGAGAAAGGCATTAGTTTCTTGGATTGAAGGACCTTCCTGGCGATAATTTATAAATATTGCTATATTTCTCACCTTTAGAAGAGAATTTCATGGCTGTACCTAACTCTCGTAGCGACCTCAAGGATTACTGTCTCCGTAGACTCGGTTCGCCAGTAATAACCATCAACATCGATGATGACCAAATCGAAGATAGAATCGATGATGCTCTAATCAAATATCGCGACTATCATTACGATGGAACTGAAGAAATCTATCTAGCGCAAAAATTAGATAGCGGAATTCTAGCAAACAATTACATTGATGTGCCTGATTCTATTGTGGGCGTAACTCGTTTGTTTCCGCTAACAGCAGGAAGTATTTCTTCAACGAATGCCAGCGGATTCAATATATTTGATATCAACTATCAAATTAGACTTAATGACTTCTATAATCTTCTTGCTGGCTCGTACACATATTATTATGTTGCTCGTCAGCATCTAGAAATGTTGAGTTCTATCACTACTGGTGAAATACCAATTACCTACAATAAAAGAGTCAATCGAATTACTATGTTGAGTAAAATTAGTAGTCGATTGACTGCTGATGATTATGTGATGTTTCAGGCAATAAGAGTTGTAAATCCTACAACATATTCTAAGGTGTTTAGTGATAATTGGTTGAAGGATTATACCACAGCATTGATCAAACGTCAGTGGGGTTCGAATCTAACCAAATATGCAAACTACACACTCCCTGGTGGTCTAGTTGTAAACGGCGAGAAAATCTACAATGATGCTGTACAAGAAATTGTTGATCTCGAGGAACAACTTCGCGATACGTTCGAACTACCACCGCAAATGTTAGTGGGATAAGATAAATGCCTGTTTCATCGTATTTTGATAATAGAGGCGTAAACGTAACTGAACAGTCTCTTATTGAAGACTTGATTGTCGAGTCTATTCAAAATCATGGTATTGACGTTTACTATCTACCAAGAGAATCACAATCAAATCTAGACGAATTATTTGGTGACGATCCTGTCAAGTCATACTCTAAAGCATACAAAATTGAGATGTATCTTGAGTCTTTCTTAGACTTCGAAGGTAATCAAGAATTTTTTAGTAAATTTGGTCTTGAAGTTCAAAAATCGGCAAGAGTTGCTGTATCAAAAAGAGCATTCAACAAATACATACCTGCCGCTATTAGAGCCAATCCTAAAGAAGGCGATTTGATTTTCATGCCCGTCAAACAAAAATTGATGGAAGTGAAGTTTGTCGAGCAGGAAAGAAACTTCTTCCAGGCTGGTAGAGTTTTACCATACATGTACGGATTGAGTATAGAAGCGTTCAAGTATAACGGCGAACTTCTAACAACTGGTATCAAAGATATTGATAGCATAGCAGACACTTATGCGTTTGGAGTTCAGTACAGCGTACAAGCTGGGGGCACTGGAACATTTACAAATAACGAAATTGTATATCAAGGCGCATCATTGGCTAACTCCGCTGCTAGAGCATACGTAACTAATTGGGACGCTACAAATCTTAAGATCACACTCAGAAACATTAGAGGCGAATTCCAAGGAAATACTGCGATCGTTGGCAACACTAGTGGTGCAATTTGGAACACTATTGTTGGAACTCCTGGAAACACTATGGAAGACGCCAACGACTTGTACGATGACAATACAAGAATAGAAGGCGAAGCCGATGATATTCTAGATTGGTCTGAATTGAATCCATTCGGATCACCTAACGAGCAATAATAATGCTATCAAGACAGCACTTTTATCATAGAATTACTCGCAAACTTGTCGTAGCATTCGGCACGCTCTTCAACAACATACGTTTAGTGCGTTACAACAAAGCAGGAACGCAAGAAATCGAGCGAATTACTGTGCCATTGAGTTACGCGACTAAAGAAAAGTTTTATTCTCGTATAACACAAGATCCTGATTTGAATAAAGAAGTTCAACTAACTCTACCTCGCATGTCATTCGAGTTGACTTCTATAACATATGATCCTCTCAGAAAAAATTCTTCTTTCGTAAAACAATTTTCGCCTGATTCATCAAGTAGCGTCAAAACTTCATACATCGCACCATACAATTTCAATTTTACTTTGAACTTGTATGTTCGTAACACTGAAGACGGCACTCAGATAGTAGAACAAATTTTGCCATTCTTCAATCCAGATTATACAGTGACAATAAATCTAACTGATATGAAGCCTATTGATGTTCCTATCATATTAGATTCTATCAACAACAATATGTCTAACGATACTGGTTCAGCTGAAGAATTGCGCACTATTATCTGGACATTAGAATTCTCGGTAAAGGCATACCTATATGGTCCGATTAGTTCAGGCAATAATGCTAAAGTTATTCGAAAAGTGGTCGCGAATACATATATTGATAGTTCTGATGTTGGCGAAGTTAGTAGGATGATTACATTCAGTTCTGGTTCTGGCACATATAAAATTGGCGAACTGGTATTTGAAGGTAATAAACTAGAAGAAGCAAATGTTACTGCATTTGTGAAAAATTGGGATGCTACAGCAAACAATCTAATCATCTATGACACCGAAGGCGTTTTAGTTGCTGGAAGAAAATTGAAAGGTGCTGTTTCTGGGGCGTCGTATGTGATATCAACGTTTGATGTCTTTGAAAATCAAGCTGTGATGTTGACTGTTGTTCCTAATCCGCTTACTGCAAATGCTAACGATGACTTTGGATTTACTACAACTATAGAAGAATATCCAAATATAACATGAGTGAAATAGATAATTTGGCTATATAGTCTTATACTTCATAAGTTCTTGGATGTATAATGGACTATTTTAAACACTATAATTTGCTTGTTAATCGAGCAAAAAATCGGATACTGGAATCTTACATAGAAACTCACCATGTTGTTCCTGTTTGTATGGGTGGATCTAATTCGCCAAATAATTTGGTAGATTTAACTCCTGAAGAACATTATGTTGCGCATCAATTGCTTGTAAAAATGTATCCAAAAAATTTAAAATTATTACATGCTGCGAATATGATGACTGTTAGTAGCAAAAAACAAAACAGAAATAATAAAAGATATGGTTGGCTGAAAAAAAAAATTATACTCTAGCGAAGAATGGAAAAATAAAACTTCAAATCATTTTAAATCAATAAGAAAATATCAAGCCCCACCGACTTTAAACAAAAAATGGTACAATAATGGTGTATCTTCTAAAATGTTTTTAGAGTCTAATGTTCCTGCTGGCTGGAGCCATGGAAGATTATTTAAATTTAAATCTGAAGAGTCTAAAAATAAAGCAGCAAAAAATTTAACAGCTTCTGGTCATAATAAAGGTTTAAAAACGCCACAAGAAGTTAAAAATAAAATAAGCGAAAAATTGAAAGGGAAGAAAAAACCAACTGGATTTGGAGAAAATAGAAAGGGTAAAATGAACCCATCATATGGTTCCACTTACATATGGGTTAATGATGGTGTTAAAAACTATAGATGGCTTGATAAAAATAATATTCCAAATAACTTAAAAATTGGTATGGTAAAATGAATAAAGTTGATGAAAACTTATCTGCAATATTGAATACAGATTACATAAAATCTGATCAAAGTCGAAATGACAAGCAAGTTACAATAATTCAACAAGATCAATCTAATCAAATTCAATCTGATGCTGAATATGCAAGAAGTAATTTATACGGTTTAATTGAGAAAGGTAATGAGACTATTGAAAATATTTCAGATATTGCGAGAGAAAGCATGCACCCTCGAGCGTTTGAAGTTCTTGGACAATTGATCAAAACACAATCTGAAAATTTAGATAAACTTTTAAAACTGCAAAAAGACAAAAAAGAATTACTTAAAACAGAAGAACAAAATGCGCCAACTAATATTAGCGTAGACAAAGCAGTGTTCGTTGGGTCAACTGCTGAATTACTAAAGCAAATCAAAAATGAGTCTTAGACTAAAACATTATCTAGGTAATCCCAACCTAAAACGTATAAACATGCCTATGCAACTTACGGAAGATCAGGTCCGTGAGTTCGTCAAATGCGCAAAAGATCCAGTATATTTTATTGAAAACTATGTCAAAATTATCACGCTAGATAAAGGTTTCGTTCAAATAAGCCTGTATCCTTTTCAAAAACAGGCTGTTGTTGATATCAACGAAAACCGTCGTGTCATAGTAAAAGCAGGTCGTCAGGTCGGTAAGACCACGATGGTTGTTGGATATATTCTTTGGTATATTTTATTCAACGAAGATAAATTTGTTGCTATTCTTGCCAACAAAGCACCAACGGCTCGTGAAATTTTGAATAGAATCAAAGTTGCATACGAATCACTTCCTCTATGGCTACAACAAGGCGTAAGAACTTGGAACAAGGGCGATATTGAACTTGAGAATAACTGCCGTGTGATGGCAACGTCAACTGCTTCCAGCGCGATCCGTGGTTATTCGATCTCGCTACTCTATCTTGACGAGTTTGCATTCGTCCCAAGTAATATTGCCGACGAGTTCTTCACTTCGGTTTATCCTACTATTTCTTCTGGCACACAGTCTAAACTACTCATATCCTCTACACCTAATGGTATGAATCACTACTATAGAATGTGGACTGAGGCAGTTGAGGGGCAGAATGGATTCAAATTTATTGAAGCCAACTGGAGACAGGTTCCAGGTCGCGATCAGGCATGGGCAGATGATCAAAGGCGTATTCTTGGAGAGGAGAAATTCCTCCAAGAAATGGAATGCGAGTTCATGGGTTCGGCTGGAACGTTGTTATCTGCAGCCGCATTGAAATCGCTTCCATTTGTAAAGCCTATTCACATATCAGACAATGGAATCAAAATATACGACCAGCCGCAACCTAACCATACTTACATAGCAACAGTAGATACTTCCCGTGGTAAAGGGCTAGACTATTCAGCAATAATAGTAGTCGACGTGACTTCTATGCCATATAAACTTGTCGCAACATATAAAGACAATGATATTGCGCCGCTAGTTTTCCCTGGGATCATCAAAAAACTTGGCGAATACTACAACAAGGCTTTTGTTTTGGTTGAAATAAACGATAACGGTCAGCAGGTAGTTGACTCATTGTTTGACGACTACGACTATGACAATATTCTATCAACAATTGTAGTCAAGAAAAAGATTATCATGAACAGTGGGTTCGGTAACAAGTCTATTCGTGGTATTAGAACAACGAAATCTGTAAAGCGATTGGGATGTTCTCAGCTAAAGAATCTAATTGAAAATCAAAAATTGATCATAACCGACTTCGAAACAATCACCGAACTATCGACATTTGTTGCAAAGGGATCAAGTTTTGAGGCTGAAGAGGGTTCTCATGACGATTTAGTTATGTGTCTGGTACTGTTTTCTTGGATGACCAATCAGAACTTTTTTATGGACATCACCAGAGACGAGGTCCGCAAGAAGTTCAATGCCGAACAACTGCGTCAAATTGAAGAGGACACTCTGCCTATGATCCTAGCAGGGCATATTGACGTGGACGAAGGGACAAGTTTTGTTGAAGATGGAACTCTGTGGAATGTCGTCGATAACCGATAGACTCGTGAAAATACTAAATAATCAAGTAGAATTTCTCAATTCTCCATTTATAGGAGCATAAACATGGCATTTTTAGTCTCTCCAGGAGTAAATACTTCTGAAATTGATCTTACCGCTTCAGTTCCAGGCGTAGGAACTTCGACAGGCGGAACACTGGGGTTTTTCAACTGGGGTCCAGCAAACGCTGTCATCCAAGTTACTAGCGAAAACGATTTATTGCAAAAATTCTCAAAGCCAGATGTAAACTCAGCCGTCTCGTTTTTGTCCGCTGCCAACTTCTTATCATATGGCAACGACCTAAGAGTTGTTCGTATCGTAAATGATGCTGCTGGTGCAAGCCGTTCAAATAATGCGGTATCTAACCCAGCTAACTTTGCACTCATTAAGAACGACAGCGAATACTTCTCAGACCAATATCAAACAGCAAACGGAAGCGTTGCTTTTGCCGCAAGATATCCAGGAAAACTTGGTAACACACTAAAGGTTTCTGTCTGCGGCGACCCAGATCAGTTCGCAACTTGGACATACAGAGGTCTATTCAATGCTGCTCCTAACACCTCATCGTATGCTCTCTCAGTAACAAACAACGTAGCAGTTAAGGACGAAGTCCACGTTGTAGTTGTTGATGAGGACGGACTCATTTCTGGTGTTGCTAACACTGTCCTAGAAAGATACTCAAATCTATCAAAGGCATCAGACGCAAAGGGTAGCGATAACGCAAGCATCTACTATAAGGAAGTGCTATATCGCAATTCTGCATACATTCACTGGATGGGTCATGCTGCAGGTTCTAATGCTGCCAATGCTTGGGGTCAGACAGTTGCACAAGTAAGCGCAGCAAATGTTGCCTTCCACACTCCAAATACTGCAGTAACAACTTACTCGCTAGTAAACGGCGCTGATGGACTACCAACGGCAGGAAACTTTGTAGCAGCCTTGGATCTTCTCAAGAATACAGAGACAGTTGATGTTTCTCTATTGTTTGCAGGAGACTACGGTCGTGAGGCAACAGGAAATACTTCTGATTCTTACGCAACAACGGTTGCTAACGCATTCTTGGCTGCTGCCGATGAGCGTAAAGACTGTGTTGCATTCTTGTCGCCACCATACGCAAATTCTGTAACTTCAACAACCAAGACTACCGATATTGTCAATTTCCGCAATGGATTGACACCAGCAACATCATACGGTGTAATGGATTCTGGTTGGAAGTATCAGTACGACAAGTACAATGATGTTTACCGTTGGGTCCCACTCAATGCTGATATTGCAGGTCTATGCGTTCGCACCGATCTAAACAGAGACCCTTGGTTCTCACCAGCAGGTCTTGAGCGCGGTCAGATTCGCAATCTTGTTAAACTTTCTTGGAATCCTACCCAAGCAGAGCGCGACACACTCTACAAGGCTAGTGTAAACCCAGTTGTTTCCTTCCCAGGCGAAGGGACAATTCTATTCGGCGATAAGACTCTACTAGCCAGACCATCAGCCTTCGATCGAATTAATGTTCGTCGTCTGTTCATTACACTAGAAAAGTCAATTTCTCGCGCTGCACGCTCAAGTCTCTTTGAGTTTAACGATGAATTTACAAGAGCACAGTTTGTTGCACTTGTAGAGCCATTCTTGAGAGACGTTCAGGCTCGCCGTGGTATCTATGACTTCCGCGTTGTTTGCGACGAAAGCAACAATACTGCGGGTGTAATTGAGCGTAATGAGTTTGTTGGTGATATTTACGTTAAACCAGCAAGAAGCGTCAACTTCATCCAACTTAATTTTGTTGCAGTTAGAAGCGGTGTAGCCTTTGACGAAATCGTTGGGCGTTTTTAAATGATATTAGAAACAGTAAAAGCAGCATCATTGAAGGCTAATAGTAATAAAAAACTATTATGCCTTTGTGATGACTGTGGCGCGCAGTTTAACAGGCAATATCAATTGCTAAATCGCGCTGATAAACATCGTTGCTTTGAATGCGCAAAAATAAGTCGACATAAAAATATGAATCGAGAAAATATTCGTTTAGCAAATTCAAAAAGAATTGGTGCTAGTCACCCACGATGGAATAAAAACAAACCTGCTTTTAAAGAATATGCTAATAAAATTAGATGGTTATCTGAAAAAACATATTTGAACAATAAATCTATGATAAATCCAAACAATTATCAAAGAACTATTTGCGGAGTTGACGGCGGATATCAATTAGATCATAAAATTTCGATAAAACAAGGGTTTAAAATTGGATTATCTGTAGAAGAAATGTCTGCATTATCTAATCTTCAATTACTACCATGGAAAATGAACCGTGCCAAATGGGCTACCCCTTTTAACGTTTCTAATAAATAATTAAAGTCAGGAGAATAACACAATGGCTTTTAATGTAAATACCTTCCGTCAAGAGATGAAGTTTGACGGCGCTCGCGCGAATCTGTTCGAGGTCTCAATTAACTTTCCGTTTGGTCTAGGCGACCAAGGATTGAACCGTGACCTCGTATTTAAAGCAAAGAGTGCTCAAATTCCAGGATCAACTCTTGGCATAGTTCCAGTCCAATATTTCGGTCGTGAAGTAAAGTTTGCTGGCAATCGCACATTCGCTGATTGGACAGTAACAGTTCTAAACGATGAAGACTTTAAGATTCGCGGCGCATTCGAAAGTTGGATGGCTGGAATTAATTCTCATGGCGGAAACCTAAGAACTCTTGGCGCAACGCCAAACAGTTATACAGTTGACGGTAAAGTAAAACACTACGGTAAAACTGGTAAGACTGAAAGAGAATATGTATTCCGTGGTCTTTTCCCAACAGACCTATCGCCTATTGATTTGGATTGGGGCAATAATGACGCTATTGAAGAATATACTGTGACATTCTCATATCAATGGTGGGAAGCAGTCAATAATAATGGAAAGTCAACTAGAGTTGTTTAATACAACTCTAGTCTCCTATATCATGAGGGTTTTTTATGGCTGGAATTAACTTATTCGGCTTCGAGATTATTCGTAAGAACAAAGAAGTAGATTCTTCTGTTCAGCCACAGATCGGAACTCCTATTACCGACGACGGCGCCATCAACATTATGTCTGGTGGCTACTATGGCACGTATCTTGATCTAGAGTCAGCCTATAAAAACGAAAGCGACCTCGTTACTCGTTATCGCGAAATGTCCATGCAGCCAGAACTAGAAACGGCGATTGAAGACATTGTAAACGAATCAGTTGTTCATGATGTTACTGGCAAGTCTGTATCTATTGTGTTAGATGACCTAGAGCAGCCCGACAATATCAAAGAAATGATTCGTGAAGAATTTGATAACGTTCTTCGCCTACTAGACTTTTCTAATCAAGGTTCAGATATTTTTCGTAACTGGTATATCGACGGTCGCCTGTTCTATCAAGTATTGATTGACGAAAAGCAACCTAAACTCGGTATTCAAGAGTTAGTTTATATTGACCCAAGAAAAATCAAAAAGGTTCGTTCGGTTCAAAAGAAAAAAGATCCAAGAACTGGTGCTGAAGTTGTAGGAAACGTCCAAGAATTTTATGTCTATAACGACAGAGCAATGGTACAAGGTCAGACGATGGTTTCTGGTCCTGTAAATTCGGCAGCAAGAATTTCTGTCGACGCTGTTGTAAACGTCAATTCTGGATTGATGGACCCTAAACGTCAGACTGTTTTGGGTTATTTGCATAAAGCCATCAAGCCACTCAATCAATTGCGTATGATTGAAGACGCAGTTGTTATCTATCGTCTATCGCGCGCACCAGAACGTCGTGTGTTTTACATTGACGTAGGTAACATGCCAAAAATCAAGGCTGAGCAATATCTACGCGATATCATGACGAAGTTCCGTAACAAGGTTGTCTATGACTCAGCCACAGGTGAAGTCAAAGACGATCGTAAGTTT